AGACAATATTCAAATGACACTGATGATAAATACCAACAGTTCAGGTTTGATTTCAGACGCTTGACATATTTCATTGATGATGATGGTTACTTAGTTGCAAGACTAAATAAATCATATGATCATAACACTCAAGGACCTAAGTAAGGATTTAAAAAATGGCAGATTTTAGACTCGGCAGACTGAAGTTTAAGTGGCGCGGTGATTGGACGGCGAGCACTGCTTATGTCATTGACGATATTGTCAAGTACGGTGCAAACGCATATGTCTGTACCACCAATCACACTTCCGCAAATACGGAAACTAGTTTTTATTCTTCCGACCTAGGAAATTGGGATCTTCAAACAGAAGGTCTTAGAAATCGCGGAGAGTATCAAACGACTGGAGTTTGGTATTCACTAAACGATCTTGTCAAGTACGGCAATACGGTATATCGTTGTACTACGGCACATACTGGTCCTGCAAGTTTTGACTTCGCTAAGTTTGAAGCTTATTCGGAAGGTCTAAATTTTGAAGATACTTGGTCCTCCGCAACTATCTACCAAAAAGGTGACATTGTAACCTTTGGTGGTTACACATACACAGCACAACAAAATTCTACTAACGTAGCACCAAATACGGATGAACTTTATTGGAAAGTTCTTTCAACCGGTTTCTCACCACAAGGTGATTTTAATAGCAACGAAGTATACGAACCAGGAAATCTTGTCAAGTATGGTGGTAATGCTTACTCATGTAAACTTACCACAACTCCTGAGTCTTACACTATCGCCACTATCAGTGGTGATGGCAGTGAAGTAACAGTTGTATTTGATGCTGCTCAACCTGCCGCACCATTTGGTGTTGGTGATTTAGTAACACTTTCCGGAACATCTGCTGCTCAATACAATACAACATTCCGCGTCAAGTTATCTACGACTACCGGATTTACGATTGAAAGTACTGAGACTGCTAGTGCTACCGGCGGTAGTATTGCTTATATCCCATATCCAACTAATACAAGATTCTGGGATCTAGTTCTTGAAGGTCTAAACTGGAACGCTGCATGGAATAATGGTGCAGTTTATCAACTAGGTGATGTCGTTAACAGAAACGGTAACTCTTACGTTTGTATTAGATCTAACACTACTGGTGCAGCAACTGCTCCAGAACTTGATACTACTGCAATTTATTGGAACTACGTCTCTCAAGGTGGTGACGCTGCTCAGGTACTACAAGAGACTGGTGACCTTCTGTATCAATCTGCATCTGGTATTAACAGAATTGCTCTACCAGCAAACCCAAATACTGCAACTGTAGCAGAACTTAAAGAAGCAAGTGGTCAGATTCTGACTGTTGGAGGTTCACCTATTCTACCAAGATGGGAATCTAATAATGTATCAAATGCTGTTTACTACGTAACTAAAGAAGGTTCCGATTCAAATAGCGGCAGATCAATCTCGCGAGCATTTGGTAGTTTACGTTATGCTTGTGATACTATTAATGCTTTAACTGGTGCAGACGCAGCCAGTGCAACAAATCCTATTGCAATTTACCTCAAAGCAGGTGTCTACGAAGAAACTCTTCCGATTGTAGTTCCTGAATTTGTTTCTATTGTTGGTGATAACCTAAGAACTTCAAAGGTTAAACCAAAAGCAGGTTTTAATTCCACTTCTCAAAATCTAGTTCTTTCCCAAGCAGCAGATTCTTTCCAATATGGAGATATCGTTTCCAACTCAGCTGGAACTAAGACTGCTAGAATTTTAGAGTCTCAAACAAATACTATTACTATTCAGCAAGTTACTGGTGGTGCTTGGAATACAGCAGACAAATGGACAAACACTGTTTCTAATTCGTCTGCTGATGCTGCAAGTCTTCTAACTTCAAACAAAACTTTCCTTGCTCACGAAGCATACTACAAATTTACTGTAGATCAAGGTACAAATCCTACTGGTGCTGGTTCTGATGTCCGCACAAGATTGGAAGAGTTTGTTGTAGAACTTGCTGCTCAAGTAAGATCCGGTGGTAATGATAGAGTTCATGCTTTTGCAACTGCTGTTATTGCTGGTGGTGCTAATGCTATCACTACGGTTGCCGGAGAAGATCAAGTTCTATTAGGTATCATTAAAGAGAGTGGAATTAAGGTAGTTAATAATGAAGCAACAGGAGGGTCAACTGGTAACAACATTAATCAAGTAATTGATAATACAATTACTAATGATCCTGGAAACTGTGCAACTCAAACTGCTGCAATCCAAACTCTTTGCGATATGGCAATTGATGGATTCCTTAATGGATCCCTGACAGTATCATCTAATGATAATGCATACAAGTCTATCACGACTGCTGCTGGTATTCCTAACCAGGAATCCACGATGTTCTTCCTGTCTACTGCAAATACCATTAAAGATATGGTATTTGAAGGCATGTCTGGATTTGTTCCTTATGCTCCGGATGATAAGAACACAGATCATGGAACCCTTAAAGGTGTATACTTCAGACTTAATCCAAATTCACCGATTACTAAGTCACCTTATGTACAAAACTGTGCCGCAATTGGTGGTGCTGCTGTAGGTGTTGTCCTGGATGGTGGTAGTCACGAACATTTTGACAACACCACAACTAAGTCAAACAAGTCAATGGTGTTTGACTCCTATACCCAAATCCTTGATGGTGGTATTGGTTTCTATGTAACTAGAGGTGCTGCAACTGAGATTGTATCTTGCTTCACGTATTATAATCATATTTCATACACCTCCACAAGAGGTGGTAGAATTCGTGGTGTTTCTGGTAACTCTTCTTATGGTAAGTATGGTGCAGTTGCTAGAGGATTTGATGCTAATGAAGTTACCGTTGATGGTCAAGTCAAAGGTGGTCGTCTAGAAATTAATCCTGCTGGTGCTAAAGATGGAGGATTTACTCCAGGTGAAAGAATTATTGGTGGTACTTCAGGTGCAATTGGTGAGTTGATCAGCGATCAGTCACCATCAGGTTACCTTTATTACTTCCCAATTACAGGAACCTTTGTACAAGGTGAAGTAATTACAGGACAACTTTCATCTGCATATATTACCCTCGTCAATAATACTGATGCAGTTACCGGACAAAAAGGTTTTGTCCTTACGGTTGTTGATCTTTCATATGGTCCTGACCAAGGTGGTTCTGTTGAGATGCAGGATAATGGATCTAATGATGACTCTGGTTCATACGTTATCTCCAACTCCAGCTATACTGCTCCAGATGGTAGAGGTTCGCTAACAGTCAACAGAGGCGCTCTAGGATCAACTGCAGCAACGCATAATGGTACTACTAGTGTAACACATTACCCAGAGAACGCAACTGCTGTATCAACCAGTTTGAGTGGTGCTATCAACTCTACCTCAACAGGTACTGAGCAAGCACCATACATCATGGGTGTTGCAAGCGTTACTGGAATGATTGCAAACGGTTATGTTGTTGTTAACCAGGAACTTTTCAAGGTTGTAGCAATTATCGCTGCAGACCAAATTGAAGTTGCTAGAGCACAAGACGGAACTGTTGCACAAAATCATGCACAGGGTGATGCAGTAAGCATTTATCAAACTAAGGTTACTTCACAAGATGAACTAATTGAAGATGCTACAGATGCACAACTCTTCCTACGTATCAAACGTGCAGATCTCAACTTTGAATCAAATGATTTTGTCAAGGTTGATAATGAATTCTTCCTTGTCTCTGCAGTAACTCCCGATACTACTGGTATTACTACATTACTATTTGCTGACGAGAAAGTAATTGCTGCTGGCGATGGTCAAGACTTCAAGATTCGTTATCGTTATTCTCAAGTTAGATTAACTGCACACGATTTCCTAGACGTTGGTACTGGAAGTCAAGCAAATACAAATTGGCCTGGTCTTCCCCTATCACCAAATGTTCCTTCACAGGAAACTGACGAAGATCGTCCTGGTCGTGTTTACTACGTATCTACTGACCAAGATGGTAACTTTGCAGTTGGTAAGTACTTTAAAGTTGAACAGGCAACTGGTAAAGCAACTCTAGATGCTTCTGCGTTTGATCTATCTGGTCTATCAAGTTTGAGACTTGGTTCTATCGGTGCTCAGTTGGGTGCTGCTATTAACGAATTCTCAACTGATGGCACGATGGCGCAAAACAGTAACGAGAAAGTTCCTACTCAGGCAGCAGTCGTTACTTATGTCAGCACACTTAATTCAGTTAGTTCCGACTTTACAGTTGGAGGAAACTTAACTGTTAAGGGAACTACAACTTCGGTCAATTCCGTTACTGTTACTTCTAAAGATCGTAACATTGAACTTGGTACAGTTGCTTCCGGTACTTTCACTGGTGACATCACTTCCGGTTCAACTGATATCACTAATGTAAGTGATACAACTAACCTCGCACCTGGTGTTGCTGTCGGATTAACATCCGGTGGCGGTACAGTCACTATGTCTGGTTCATACACAGTTTCTGCTGTTAATGGAAGTACAGTTACATTAAGTGCTGTATTCCAAGGTAGTGGTAGTGCAACTGGTGCGATATTCAGTGCTGGTGGACCTTCAGATATCACTGGAGACGGTGGTGGTATTACCGTAAAAGCTGGTAACGACAAGACTATTTCTTGGTCAGCATCCGGTGATAAGTGGGTTCTTTCGGAGCATGTTGATATTGCTGGTTCTAAGGAATATCACATTAACGGAACTTCAGTTCTAACTGAAACTACAGTATTGGGTGTATCATTTGACAATGATGCTACTCTTGCTGGTGGATCTGCTGATGATGTATCAGTTCCAACCCAATTGGCAGTTAAGACATACGTTGACAACCAGGTAAATGAAATAACCGCTATTGGTTATTTTGTTGCCGCAATGTAATTATAAATAACCATAACACCATAAGCAAGATCTAATAAGGAGCATTAACATGGCGTCAGGAGTATATGCAAAGGTGGACGTTGCGTCCGCCTCAACTTGGGAAACTTTAGTTCCCGTAGCAGGTTCAGGTAAAACAAAAGTATGTACAGTAAATGTATGTAATAGAACTTCAGGTAATATTACCGTAAGACTAGCATTAGCAAGCACTACAACTGTAGCAGATGCTGATCATATTGAGTATGGTGTTACTTTACCAGCAAATGGTGTTCTTGAAAGAACCGGTATTGTTGTTGATGAAACAAATGGCGTTCAAATTTGGTCGTCTGCAGTTGGAATTTCTGCAGTAGCATATGGTATTGACGGAAACGCTTGATAATTCTGAACAGTTACTATAATAGGACAAATTAATGGCTCGCAAGTTAACAACCGCAACGGTTGCATCCCAACAAAAAACGATAAATCCTTATTCACAACCTTGTTTTTCGGTTTATTCAATGAACCACTCTCATGGTGGGGGATATTATCAATACGACCATAATTTTAATATTGTGGCAGCTGATCATGGCACTGGAGATTCCAGTGGTTATGGATCATGGAGAACATATACGACATCTGCTACTGAATTCTTTGAATCCACTAACAGTCACAATAGTGTTCAAACTAATAGTCGTGCATCTTCTAATGCCGGTTGGCATGTTTGCCATACTCCTATGGTAGGATATTTGGGACACATGTCCCATTCTTCTCCTGGTGGTAGCAGTGGTAGCATGGGCGGTTGGAACATTGCTGGTCGTGATAATGGATCAAGTTATAGATCTTATGCTTTCAGGGATTGTCTGCCTATTGTAGGAGAGACACATCAAGACTATGCAATTTTTTCTACCACTAACGCGAATGATAATCCTAAGTTAATGTTCTTGAAGAGATCTGCAACTGAATATTATAATATGAGGCATAATGGTAGGTATTCACAGCAGACTACCCTACCTAGAAATTATACCAATAGAAGTGGTAATGATCAAGATTTCTATTCAACTTATGGTGGTGGTTGCTACAACAAAAAAACAAATAAGTTTCTAGTGATGTTTACCACTAGTAGTGGTCAGTTCAAACCCGTTGTTTATAACAACGTTCCTGATTTGCGAGAGATTTCACATCAAAACTCTAAAGCATTCAACGAACAATATGGGGCGATGAATGAGACTAATAATGATAGTAGTATTCACGAATACTTTAATAATGCTGCAAACATTACGGAATATCAACAGATAGAAACCTGGACTACTTATAATAATGCAGGTAGTATGGAAGAATCCAGGTACAGACCTATTTGTTTCTTGTGTGACAACGGAGATATCTTAGCATTTATTCAGTACAGTGGCGGTGTTAATTTCTGGAGATGGAAAGGATCAGATCAAACGCATGATCAGAGACAGACTGATGGTTCACTCAGTCAGAATGGACACTATCACCACAGCATGAGTTGGACTACTTTGTATGGTTACGAGCAAGGCAGACAGTTTGGATCTAGATGGCAAGTTTCAAGTGATGGTAAGTTTGCTTGGGCATACTGTGCATCATATTATTATGGAGCAGGTTGTTATGTGATGATGGTCAGAATTTCTGACGGAAAAATTCTCAGGTATCAACATAATGATGGTGGTGATGGAAGACAACCTTTCCCACTTGGACCAAACTCAATGGGTTGGTCTATGACGGCAAATGGTGATGGTGGTGCTGGAATGAGAATTGGAGCGATTGATCTTAAATATGAATTTGATAAGCGCGGTTATGGAGAGGAGCTTAGTTTAGATGGTGTTCTTATGACACACAACTTTGAATGTGGTTCTTATAGTACAACTTATCCTTGCATTATACCAGCAAAATATGATACTTCCTTATTTTGTTCAGAACCACATATGCCTAACGTTTCGGAGCTATAAAAAATGTCATTTATTGTATATAACAAATTAGATAACTATGCTACTGGTGTATATGACACCAAACTAGCAGCAGAAAATGATTCACCCACGGATGATCCGCACCTCAGCATTCTTGAGTATGAATGGAAAGAAACTGATTATCTTCTTTCCATAACGTTAGATGCTGATGGTGTCACACTCTCAAATAGATTTCCTGGTAAAACCATTGACGAACAAAAAAGTTTAATTGAAGCAGAAGATGATGCTGTAAGTGTTGCAAGGGAAAGGGCATTTAAAGTAAATGGAATTAAAGTTGAAGCTGCTGATCGTATCAGAGAATTAAAATGGAAAATGACTAGAGCAAGAGATAATGATTTAGTTAATGGTAACTCAGATAGTACAGCGGAAGTACTTGCAGAAGTAGATTCTATTAGAGTTAAATCTAATGAGGCAGAATCTACATTAGATGCTTTAACTTCACTAGAGGAAGTAGAAGCTTTCAAAGTTAAAGAACAATTCAACTAAATAAATTAGATTGAGACCGTAAAAAATTCTGAGTATCACAAATGGCAAGAAGTATCACAACAAAACCAGCAACGGTAAAATCAAAAGTTCAAGATCCGTATTCACAACCATGTTTTTCAACTTGGGCTTGTGAGCATAGCGTACATGGTTGCGGATGGATTCTTTACGATCACAATGTAGAACCGATTGCAAAATATGTAGGTGATGGAAACTATCACCATAATCAATTCAGAACATATAGTTCTTATGCCCCTGAATTCTTTAATACGTATGCCAGTTCCCAGTATATGGAAACAGGAAGTCACGTATCTAGTGCTTCTAATCGTGGTGGTAATACTTGTAATAATGGTTACTTAGGACATCAAGGATATCCGAGTGTTACGGAATATACTAAAACTGCAGGTTATGTAAGAGGTTGGCCTGCAGCCGAATCTTATTCACCATATGGTTTTAGAGATGTTAATGGCATTGTAGGTGATATCAATCAAGATTGGGCATGGTTCTCTAACAGAGAAGGTACGGGAACAAGAATGCACTTTGGTGCAAGAAATACAATAAAATATTGGAATCTGTGGCAGAGAGAAGGATCTAATTTTATTGAAATTCCTATTGTTGATGCTTCGGGTCCTAGTAACAATGATAATTCTAATGACAGACACTATGGTAGTAGTTGTATTAATGTAGCTGCTAAGAAAGTTGTTCTGATGCAACACTCAAGTGGATATAAGCAACCAATTGTTTATAATGATTTTGGTGTTGACATGAGAGCGTTATCTTTATCAGGTAGTTATTACAGCGGAACTCCTGATGCTCAAGCCGGTAAAACCCCTAGTGATTCAAAAATTTATCAGGCATTTGCAGCTGCAAATGCAACCCCATATGATAGAGCAAGTTCTAGAGCATATAGTAGCTACTCCGGCGCAGGTGAGGCAGAGCAAAGATGTCAAACTTGTATTACTGACGACGGACAGGTATATGCATTCACGATGACTCCAAGTAATGGTGCAGTCTTAGAGCGTTGGAATAATAGTGGTGTTTATCAAGGTATTATATGGAATCCAACTTATACCACCTCATATGGTTATGAGCAAGGAAATAGATATGGATCTAGATGGATGGTTTCAAGTGATGGTAAGTATTGGTGGGCATATTGCCCAACGTATCACTATGGGGGAGGAATTGCATTCGTAACTGTACGAATCAGTGATGGTAAGTATTTGAAGTTCCACGTCCAAGACTCCAATTACGGAAGAAGTCTTGCTCCTTTAGGCAGGAGTAAAATTATCTTTACCAGAGATCAAAATAAAGATGATCCTGGGATGTATTATAAAATTATTGATTTAGAATTTGAATTTATGCAAAGAAATAATGGCGACGATATTAGTAATTGGGACAGTAACAGAAGTAATTACCTACTTGACGCTGCAGGAAATAGCACAGGATATCCATTCATTATTCCAGCATTGTATAATACATCGCTATTTACAACTCAATTGGAATCAAACCAAGACTAAAAATATAAATAACAATAAACAGAAGTAAACAAATGGCATTTATTTATTTTACTGAAGGTCCCAATTCAGAACTTTTTCCCGTTAATCTATTTCCGGATAGTAATCCTTTTGACGGGGAAGAATTGCCAAATGGTGATTATTGTATAGAATATGATTACGATAAAACTGCAGAAGAATTAGATAGTTTAAAATTAAATTCTGATAAAACTGCAGTTGTTAATAGATTTCCTGGTAAAACATTAGAAGAACAGAGAGTTCTTTTAGTAGAAGAAGCGGAAGTATATCGTAGAGATCAAAATAGAAAGGATAAAGTTAATAGAATTAAATCACTCATCGCTGATGTTATTGAACCTGTTGAATGGAGAGCAGAGAGAGCAAAAGATTTAGATAATTTAGAAGGTGAAAATGTAACTACTAGACAAACAAAAGTTGCTGCATATAGAAAAGCAGCACGTGATGCTAACAATGCTCATGAAGCTTTACTAAATTCTCTTACTACGGATGAAGAAGTTACAGCATTTGATCCTAATTGGGTTCCAGCATTTCTCGCAGCAAATCCGATTGATTTCTGATCATCATTAGGAATTATAAATACCCTTAGGAAACTAGGGGTATTTTTTTATGGCTCAACCTTCTAGCAGGTCCGAGCTAAGGGACTATTGTTTAAGACAATTAGGGTTCCCAGTTCTAGAGATCAATATAGATGACGATCAAGTTGACGATGCTATTGATGATGCATTGCAATATTATCGTGAGCGTCACTATGATGGTGTTGAAAGAATGTACCTCAAGCACCAGTTTACTGACGATGATATAACAAGGTTTACATCGGAAGATGAAACAGTTTCTACTGCTGCTCCAGATGCAGCAACTTGGGAAAACAGAAAAAATTACTTAGAAGTTCCTGATCATATATTTGGTATCAGTAAAGTATATGGTATCAGTTCAAACTTCGTAAGAAATAATATGTTTGGTATGAGCAACCAGTATTATTTGATGGATTTGTTTTCAAATGCATCAGGTACAGGTCTTGCTTTTGGTGGTTTTGATATGGTCAACTACTACATGATAAAGCAACACTTTGAAAATATTGATATGATTATCAATACTGGTTCATTGATTTCATATAGATTTAATTGCAGACAAGATCGTTTGTATATTGATATTGACCCAAAAAGAGTTATGAAAGACGAGTGGGTACTTATTGATTGTTTTAGAGCACTTGATCCAGAAACTTTTACTCAAGTGTATAATGATCCGTTCATTAAAAAATATTCTACTGCATTAATTAAAAGACAGTGGGGTCAGAACCTTATTAAATTTAACGGCATTCAACTTCCAGGTGGTGTCAGCATGAATGGTAGGCAACTATATGATGATGCAGAAAAAGAAATTGCTGCTTTAATGGAAAAATCCAGCAGTACATATGAACTTCCACCAATGGATATGATCGGATGAAAAAGGTATACTTCCCACAATACGGTGGTAATAAAACCGAACAGAATCTTGTACAAGATTTAGTAGACGAGCAAATTAAATTGTTCGGTGCTGATGTTTATTACGTTCCTAGGGTTCAAATTAAAGATAAAACTTTAGGAGAAGTTATTCAATCAGAATTCAATCAAAGTTATATGATTGAAATGATGCTAGTTAATGTTGAAGGATTTGGAGCAGGCAATGAATTTGTTAGTAAGTTTGGTTTAAGAATTACTGACGAAATTACATTTGTTGTTTCTAGAAGAAGGTGGGAACAGTCTGCAAATCCTGCAATGAATTTAGCAGTAGATGGTAGACCGAACGAAGGAGACCTCATATATTTTCCATTGACAGAAGATACTTACGAAATCAAGTATGTTGAAAGAGAACAACCATTCTTCCAATTGGGCAAACAGTATTTTTATGTTCTTACTGCTGAACTCTACGAGCAAGGAGCAGACAAGTTTGACACCGGAATTGACGAAATTGACGATATTGAAAGAGATTTCAGTAACATCACAACCCTTAATCTTGGTATTACTACCAGACAGCAAGCAACTGGAACAGTTACCGTTGATTCTAGCGGCAGTATATCTGGAGCAAATGTAACTCTTGCAGGAACTGGTTACAATACAGCACCCTCTGTAAGTATTACTGGTGGAGGAGGGACAGGTGGTATTGTTGAGTCTACTATTGAAGATGGTGGTGTAGTATCGCTATCAATCGTTAATGGAGGAACTGGATATAATCCTGCAAACCCACCTACCATATCTATTGATGCTCCACCAGAAGCAGTTCAATTTATTAAAGATGAGCATGTTGTTATCGGAGGAATGGTACAACAAAGTGGTAGTAGAACTTGGACTTCATCCAATAGTGTAATTGAAGTAACTGCTCTTGGTGGTTTTGATCCGAACTATGCAACTACTACTCAGAAAAAATATTACTATTGGAAATTTGAAGATAGTAGAATCTCTTACGTTTACACATTTAATGGTACAGATGTAACAACCGTACCAGGACATTTTTATTACGACTCAACCAATCTTAAATATGTAATTAATGCTTATACAGATACTACTACCAGTGGTCAAAGAGCACAGATGTTTGATTTAGATAGCGCAACAATTGCTGAAGTTGCAGATTGGAACGGAGTTGACTATACCTTAGAGGTAATGAATCGTACTGGTAATTTCTTAGATGGAGATCTCATTAGAGGTGTTGAGTCTAATGCGATATATACACTAGGAACATTCTCAACAATTGATAACACAAGCACTGAGTTTGATCAGAATCAATCAATTGAAGATGGTGCGGATAATATTATTGATTGGGGCGAAAGAAACCCATTCGGTGAGTTTGGTAATTTTACAGGTAGCTTCTAATGTTAGGAACGCTATTTTATAACGAAGCGGTTAGATAAACCGTAATCGCTTTTGGAACATTATTCAATAATATTGAATTGAAAAAAACTGTTGATGGTCAGGTATTAGAAACTGAAAAAGTTCCTCTTGCTTATGGACCTAAACAAAAATTTTTATATAGACTTCAGGGTAATCCTTCTGATGGTAGAAAGGTATCTATTACTCTACCAAGAATGTACTTTGAAATGTCAAGCATTGATTATGATAGTGCAAGAAAAACAGCAGCCACTCAAAAATATAAAACTGCTATTGCAGATAACGGAGAAGAAGTAAGAACTCAATATGTTCCTGTACCATATAATATAGGATTTGAAGTAGGCATTATCGCTAAGTCGCAAGACGATGGACTGCAAATTTTAGAACAAATTTTACCATTTTTTCAACCATCGTTAAATGTGAGTATTAAATTTATTCCTGACATGGATGAAATTAGAGATGTTGCTTT